CTGTAATGTAGTCCGTGTGAGGGGGACAGGCCCCCGGAGCCCAGGAAGGACCACCGACACCATGAGCACCGCCGACATCGTCCCGACCGACCCGCGCACCACCGACCCCACAGCCGTCGTCGGCGACCAGTACGCCGCCGCCGCCGGCATGTTCGTCGCGGTCGGCACCGACAAGGCCACCGGCCGGGCGATCATCGCCCTCGACGCCGCCGCGGTGGACGCCCTGTCCCTCCTGCTCGACCGGCACATCCACAGCGACGACGCCATGTATCCGCAGGACGACGACGACCGGCGCTCCGCCACGGTCGCCTCGGCGATCGTGCGGCCGCTGCTCAAGCTCCAGGGCTTCCTGTGATCTTCGAGCAGCTCATCCCGGACCCGGTCGCGGACACCGTCCGCCAGTGGGCCAACTGATCCACACAAACGAGGCCCCCGCCGATGGCGGGGGCCTCGTCCGCGTCCGTACCGCTCGGGGGACCGGTCCGGTTCACGCGGTCTCGGGGAGGTAGGTCAGCTCTGGCCCTGGGCCCAGGCCACCACCTCTATGAACGCCTCCGTCCGGCCAGCGGCGCGCGCCGCGTCCAACCGGGCCGGAACCGTCTCCAGCTCGGCGGTAGCCGCGTCCAGCTCGGTGATCAGCTCGGCCACGCGGGCCTCCAGCTCGGCCACCTGGGCGCAACAGGGGTCCGGGTCCTCGTCCACCTGGGCCGCGTCCACCATGATCTCCTCCAGCGCGACCCTGGTCAGCGGGCGGCCCGGTCGGTTGCCGGATGGGTCGGCATAGACGTTGTTGTGGTTGTTGTACCAGATCATCCCCCAGAAAACGGCGTCGATCTCGTTCTGGGACTTCACGTACGCCCAGTGCTCGCGGACCGCATCGGCTACGGCCTCGTTGTCCAGCGCCGTGTCCACCGGGACCACCTGGCCCCACTCGCGGATGATCAGTTTCCGACCCTCGCGCCGGGCGAACTCCAGCGGCTTGGCGAACATCTCCTCCCCGGTCCGGAGCACGGACCGACCGATGTTGAAACAGTCGAACGCCACGCCGTCGATACGCGGCTCGGCCGTGATCGTGCCGCCCCAGTTCGCCTCCCAGACCGCCGTGTCCGTGCGGTACCGGTCCTCGGTGAAACAGACCCAGTGCTGGACCCAGGTCCGCCACGGCGCGGCCTCGCGGAGGTCCGCGAAATCGATCTGGCGCTGAATCCAGACGCTCGGGGCCGGGTCGTTACGCGGGTCCGTGGCGGAGCGCCACTGGTCCGGCTCGTGGTGGAGGAACAAGAAGACCCGGCCGCGTAGGTGCTCGGGCATCGTCGCCACGCACGCGCCGATGGCGCTCACGCTGGTGTGCTTGATCGAGACCAGGAACACCACGTCCGGTCCAGCTTCGGTGAACCACGCCTCGCCCCAGGTGGGCAGCTTGGTCCCGTCGTAGTAGTCGCTCCAGACGCCCAGGTCCGGGAAGTCGGCGTGCGCGCGACGCCACGCCTCGGTCTTGGTCTCCCCGGTGACGGTCGGGTACGTCAGCCCGAACCGAGGCTTGACGGCCACCATCACGCGGCCTTGGGCGGGCTGATCACCGTAGAGCCCGGGTGCCGCGCGGCGAACTGGGTCGCCTCCTGTTCGGTCCGCTTGGTTACCGTGAGCCCGCTGGGCAACTTGACCTTGAACCGCTTGGCGGCGGCTCCCTTGCACGCACAACCCATCGTTCAGTCCTCCTCGTCCTGGTAGCCCAGTATCCGCGCCAGGCCCTGGGCTCGGCCCGCCAGGTCCAGATCGTGCCGGTCCCAGCTCGGCGCGTACGTCTGTCCGGTGCGTTCCCGGCTCTCCTCGTGACGGTTGCACGGCGGCTCGGCCAGGGCCTCCTCCGCGCGCCGTGGGTTGCCCCCGGCCCAGGCCAGGAACCGGGCGAACAGCTCCGGGTCCTGGCGGACCAGCTCGAACCGGAGCACCATCTCCGCCCTGGTTAGCGCGGCGCTGTTGAGCTGGACCCACGCCTCCAGCGCGCGGTTTTCCGGCTCAGCCCAGTCGTACACCTCGGGGAACGCCTCGGACAGCGGCTCGTGGTACAGGTTGGTCAGGTCCCAGGTGAAGAACCCGATCTCCACCAGGCTCCTGACCACGGCCAGCGGATGGCGGACCAGGAGCGCCACGGGCTCGGTCACGCGCTCCAGCTTGCAGGCGGCCACCCAGGAGACCTCCCCCCGGAGGTGGTCCGGCCAGTCGGAGTCCCAGGGGTTGAACACCTCCTCGTGACCGGTCGGCACGCCCACGCGCGTCAGCGCGCGGGACAGCCACGTGGTCCCGCACCGGCCGGAGCCGGTGACCACGAACCGGTCCCGCATGATCACGGGCGTATCACGCACCGGGCGGCCCCACCAGCTCCACCGGGACCTCGAACAACCGGGCGGCCAGCTCGCGGCGCGCGACCTCGGTGCGCTCGCGCTCGGCAGCCAGCACCGGCTCCAGCTCGGTGGCCAGCGCGGCGCGCGCCTCGGCCGCTGCGCGACGCTCGTCCTGGCGGCGCTCCAGGGCCTCGGCCAGCGCGTCCACGTCCACCAGCGGCCCGGAGGAGCGGAGCACGGTCAGCGCGTCCGGGTCCGGCCCGAGCGCGGCCGTGAGCGCCACCTGGCGGCCTCCCCGGCTGAACGTGCCCGGGATCGGGAACCCGGGCTCAGCGTGCTGGCGCGGCCCCGGGGAGAGGGCAAGAACCTCCACCAGGCTCAGCCCGGCCGGGGTCTCGCGCCAGTCGCCGGAAACCTTGCGGCGCTCCAGCACGGCGCGCGTGGACGCGTCCACGGGCTCGATCACCCCAGCCACCGCGATCCCGTGCGCGTCGGAGTACGCGCGCACGTGCGCGGCCACGGTCTTCCCGTCGTACTGGGCCATCGTCGCGGCGGCCGTCAGGGCCAGGCTCGGGTGTCGGCCGCCCACGGTGATCCGGCCGGTCCAGATCGTGCCCCCGTCCAAGGTCTCCACCGGGAACCGGTTGAACCAGGCGTACTCGCCGGTCTCGTCACGCGGCGCGGTCACGCACACGTCCGCGTACCCGACGTGACAGGTCCGCCAGGTGGCGATATGCCCGAACACGCGACCGGTGGCGAAGTCCCACGTGATCGGGGTCGGACCGGCCAGCTCGGGCAGGTCGAACGCGGCCACGGCCGGGAGCGGCGCGGTGCCGACCGAGGCCACCAGCGCGGCGGCGCGCTCGGTCTCAGCCTGGGCCTGGGCGGCGGCCTCGTCCGCGTCCTCAGGCACCTCGGCCGGGATCAGCTCGAACGGGCGGCACGTCTCCGCGAACGCCGGGATCGAGACCAGCGTGGCGGCACGCACGCGCCCGGCGGTCACCAGGAGTTCGATCGCGGGCTCCTCGCCCGTCTCCTCGTAAATCTCCTCGTACCGCTCCCAGGTGACCTCCTCGTCCGTCCCGGCAAGCACCGGCACGCCCTCGAACGAGTCCAGGTCCACGGACGGCCCGAGCGTCCCGGCTCCGGCCAGGTGCATGGCCTCGGCCACGTCCTCGGCCAGCCGGGGCATCTGTTCGCGGTCCACCCCGTCGAACATCTCGCCGCGCGCCCAGACCGCCATCATCGACTTGTCCAGGCCCTTGGCGGCCTCGGGCGAGACCCACTCCCCAGCCAGCGCGTCCTTCACGCTGGCCACGGTGGCCTCCTGGACCGCGCCCACGACCACGGCCCCATCGTGTCCGCCCTCGCGGGCTCGCGCCCACTCGAACGGGAACGGGGCGTCCGCCAGCTCGATAGCGCCCTCCGCGAAGCGGCGGCCGTCGCCGGTGGACAGGCCGATCGGTGCGAGCATCGTGCGGAATCGAGTGCCCATGTCTTCCCTCCCTGGGGGACAGGCTACCGGTCGCGCCGGGGTTGACACTTCACAGTCAAGCCTGTATAGTTCTTCTCAACACCAACAACTACACAGAGGAGCGATCCCCATGATCAACGCCGATTCGCTGAACCTGATCGGGCTGGGCATCCACGGACTGGCCGGACAGCCCACCAGGATCTACCGGATCAAGGGAAGCAACCGGACCTGGCTGCGAGCCGACCGGAGCCCTGGGAACTGGGACTTCAAGATGATCCCCATCATCGACAGCCAGCGCGGCCCGGCCGAATGGTTCCCCCGGCACATGATCGAGAACATCTGAACCGAAGCCCTCAGCCTGCCTGAGGGCTTCGATCTTTTTCCGGCACGCCGCCGCGTACTGCCGGTAGGCACGCCCAGGATCAGGGTTCAAGTAGGTGGCTGATCCGGCGTTGGCGGCACACCGGTCCCAGCGTTCGGCCATGCGCTCCAGCCGGTTGACCCGGTCAACGTCCACGGCTCCTCCCCTTGAACTGGCGATTGCTGAGATCAACGAACTCCCCGGGCTCCACCAGGAGCACGGTGCATCGGCACTGGATGACCTCCTGGGGAGGACCGGACGGGTCACCAGGGAAGGCCAGCGGGAACCCGCCCACGATGAACGGCGCGGCCAGCGGCACGCGCTGTCCGTCCGCCACGTCGTGGGTCGGCCG